GTGGGGCACGACGAAAGGTGTCGTGCATGGGCAGTGCATGCTCGATCACGGTTGGGAGATGTCGTGAGCTTGCTTCGTATCGGATCGCGAGTTCGCATCCCGACCGGGGAGATCGGCACGGTGCGCCCGTGGTGGGAGACCGACAACATGATCCCCGACAGCACTCCCCACGGACTCGAGGTGGCGATCCTGATGCAAGATGGCCGCTGGGAGTTCTACCCGCCCGCACAGTTGCAGGAGGTGTCGGTGTGAACAACGTGCCGAAGTGTGAGTGTGGTGATCCGGCGATGTATGTCGTCACCGGGTACCACGTCGTCTACGTGTGTCCTGATGGTCTCGGCACCGCTATCGAGGTGGCGTTCGTGGATGGCGCCGAATCGGTGGACGTCAAAGAGATACCCGCCCAGGAGGTATCGGTGTGATCGAGAAGTGGATGTACGCCCACGCACTGCTGACCATCGCGATCCTGTTCGTGTGGTGGGTGGCCGCAGCAGCGTTCCTGATCTGGTTCATCGACGAGGATTTGTACTGACATGGCACGGCGACCGTCTCGTTTTCGTGTCGTCCGTGAACCGTCAGCGAAAGAACGGCGGATTGGCCGACAGTGGGTCGCTAAGACTCGCGCAGCGTTAGCCGATTCGCAACCGACACCGGAGCGGGCTGGGGGTTCTGGAGGCACGACCTCCCGGCTCGCTCCGGTCCTAAAGGCAAGGCCCAGAGCAACCAACAAAGAAAGCGAGCAACAATGACATCAACCGTGGATATGACGACTGCGGAACTCGTGAACAAGACGATGCAGTGGCCGTACGGCTGCGAGGATGGGAAGCTCCAGTACCTCAGGGAGTGTCTCGGTATCAGCCATCCCGAAGACCTGATCGTTCAGCCGCTCACGTTGCAGGCCGAGTTCCAGTACCGCAGCATGCCCGACAATTCCGGCATGCGTGAGGCCCGTTCCCGTGATGCGGTCAACTCGTTGCTTCTTCCGGGCGTCGGTCGAGTTCAATGCACGGGCGACGACGATGGGGACTGGACGACTGGCGAACTGCGGATCGACGATCCGCTGCTGTTCGTGCAGTACCTCGGCGGCATCGGTCAGATCGAGAAGGCACTGCCTGACGACTCGACGTGGATGCGTCTGAACTTCACGCTCCAGAACTCGTAGCTCACGCACAGTTCGGCCCTCTCCTGCCACGGCTCCCCTGCTCCGTGGTGGGAGGGGGCTTTTCTGCGTTGGTGGTTGGTCCTGTCCCTGCACGCGCGTCATATGCCCCGCCCCCGCTCATATGTGATCGGGGCGGTCACGCATGATCCCCGGTGGTTGGTTGGTTGGCACCCCTAGGGACCAACTCCAACCAACCTTCACGCATGATCCTGGGCAGCGTACGGGCCTACGCTGCATGCATTACAATGGGGGTAGCCCCGCAGGGGGGCGACAAAGGAGCAACGACATGCGCAAGGTCAAGGTGTTTCGCAATCAACGCACGTCAGGTCGTGCGTGGTTCATGGTTTCCCATCTCCCCATCCGTCAGACACTCATCTTCGTCGGGCCGGTTCTCGTCCTGGTGCGGCCATGACGGCGATCAAGGCGTTCTGCGTCAGTGGAGGTCACGCCTCCAACATCATCTGCGGTTCAACCGAGGAGGGGGCGACAACCCCCGGCGAGTGGAAGCTGGTGCGAGCCAGCATCGTGGATGGACAGTGGGTGCGTGACGAGGATTCGGCAGCGCAGATTCTCTGCTGCCCGGAGCATGTTCCGCCCGCTGCTGCACTTCCGCACGAGTGGGCGCCCCGTCCGGGTTGGTCCACCTACCTCTGCACCTACTGCCTGGCCGTTACGCCCGACCCCGCGACGTTCACGTCGCCCTGCAAGTAAGGAGCAACGATCATGTTCATGGTTCACGAACTCGTCTACAGCAACTTCTTCGTCTGCTGGCCGGAGGAAGGTGTCCCAAGCGATCTCGACGAAGCACGGATGATGGACAAGTCGTTCGGCGCCGGCTCGTACATCGCGATGTGCAAGCACTACGACAGCGAACCCGATTACCCGACCGGGCGATGCCCCGATCACGCGGAGCTCGGCTGGCAGCGGGTGAAGGACTCGTACGCGACCCGAGGCCCGGACCCGTACGTCGTCGAGGTTCTCGCGTGCGGATGCCATGTGATGGGTTTCGGTCCCGGCGACGATGTTGTGGTCAAGCGTGATCCCGACCCGATCGACGTGAAGGCGGACTGATGGCTTTCCCTGGTCCGTACGCGACGGTGTACCACAACGAGGCTGGCGAACCGATCGGCTGGTCGGACGAATCGAGTTACGAACCTGAGTTCGACGAGTTCGATGTCGATGTCGATGACGATGACTGTGAGGACGAGGATCTGGAGGAGTAGATTCTCAATCGCAGATCGCCCCGTCCCGAGTGTGCCACAAACACCGGACGGGGCTTTCTGTTGCGATCGCATCGACGTTCATTTGTGATCGCAGCCCTAGTGGGTCCTGGTCCTGTACCGCGTGTCATAGCGTCCCCACGATCAGGTGTGATCCTTGCGGACGCACGGATCAGGATCGTTGCGTGAGCAAGGATGGAGTGATTGCGGACGCAATAGTTGGGAATCTCCAATGATTGGGAGCGACCAAGGATTGCGTGAGCAAGGAATCGCGGTGCCAGCGCGCAAAGGGAGCAAACGGATATTCCTTCCGGGGGCGATCCCGTAATGCGGCACGCTGCAGCGTACGGTGCTACGCTGTACGCAAGGCAGTAGGCGCCCGGCTTCGGCCGGGGAGCATCAGCCGCCGAATGGCTCCTTGACAATCTGGTCGGTAGCGACAGGCGCATTAGACGCCTGCGAACGTTGATGGCCGACCGGAGCGAGGAGCATGTCCTGCAATTCCCATGCGCCACCTAGGCGCTACCTAAGGAGCAACCATGGCAACTCGTTCAACCACTACGACGACCACTCCCGCCGCGACGGACAAGCCGAAGCGGACCCGGAAGCCGAAGACGGAAACCGCCGCTCCGGCGGTCCCGGTCGAGGTTCCCACCGGACGGGTCGTGGCCAATCCGGCCCGACCGGCCCGTCTCGGCTTCAGCTTGGCATTGCGCCAAGCGGCCGAGCAGGCTGGAGGGTGGACCGTCAAGGAAGTGTCGGACCCGTCACCGGAGATCGTTCACATCTACGCCAATCCGGCGAAAGGTGTCGCTCCGGCCGGAGGTGCCGTACTGACGCACAAGGACGGTCCGGTCATCCGGGTTTCGTTCTTCGAAACTCGTGACGGAACCTCGGATCGCCTGGATGCCGCATACCTCTGGCTTCCGGGTGCAACGTCCGGTCGGCGTGTCCAGACCGTCTATCAGGTGATGGCCACCATCATGGACGCTGGCAAGGCGGTCGCCTCCCCGGAGGCGTCCCGTAAGCGTCCGACCACGGAGGCCTCAGCGGCTCCTACAGCGGTCGAGGTTCCTGCCAGCACCGTAGCTGCGGAGGAAGCCAAGCCGAAGCGTCAGCGGACCAGGAAAGCGTCGTAGTCCAGTAGCAAGGAAAGGCCCTAGGGAGCACCATCGCCCTAGGGCCTTCCTTGTGTCCCGGAACGACTGCTCACTACAGGGAACGCACTGCCAGCACTGCCAGCAGGAGGACCGCAACCTACTCCCTCATCCTCACCATTGCACCGTACAGGGATACGGACAGTTGTGCGAGCAACAACTCCGTCACACCATCCAGCGACTCGGGTGACGCACTCCGGCCCGACAAGGCATGATCGGCTCGTTAGAAGAGCACTCAGGACCCTCTCAGAGCATTCTGGTCGCCGCACCGACCCCCCGGTGTCCTGTACCGTCGCCCCCGATCGGGTCGCATCGCCCAGCCAGGATCGGGCGTGAGTTTGGGGTAACGGCCTGTTACTGCCTAGGGTGGTACGCTACATTGTGGCAAATGGCCACCGAGAGTGTTAGGAGATTCACTATGGGTTTGCGAGAGGATCTGTTGCGTGAGGCTGCCGAGGCGGGCATGACGGACGATGAGTCGGCTAGGGCGTTCGTGACTGCCGAGGCGATCATCGTGGCGTTAGAGAAGTTGGAGTTGGCGTTCGCGGGTTTGGCGCCGCCTGCCGAAGCGATCGACATTCTCGCGACGGTCGCGCAACGAGTGTTGGACTCGGCCGACGATGGTGACACGGCCCTGACCGACTATCTGCTGCAACTGTTGGTGCTCGCGAAAACGACCGTGACGGTACATCGCGCGTTGCAGACCGAGTTCATGGCTACGCAGCCCGCAGCGGAGGGACAGGCATGAGGATCAAGATTCGTGCCGAGTACATCATCGACGTGGTACCGATAGCTAGCGAACTCCATCCCGCCGAGGACGAGTCCCCCGCCGAGGTATGCGATCGGGTCCATAACGATCTGCAACTCCATGTCGCTGACAGTCTGTTCCTCCCCCGGAACGAACGTGATGTGGTACTGAACGTGATGCTCGGATGAGCGAACCGACCACGTTCCCACCGATACTGCGTCTCGATATCGGCATGCCCGCCATCCCGTTAGACGCCTGGGATGACGACATGACCGAGTTCGTCGCGCAGATAGCTGCCGACGCTGCCCGCGAACGCTTGCAAGAAGGCTTGGCCGAATACCGAACAGTTCAGCAGCACGAACTCGCACCCGGCTCGTGGGGAGCGCAAGCCCGCACCGAACTGACCGAGCTGCGGGAACGGAACGCTGCTCTCAGCAAACGTGTCACACGACTACTGGCCGTCATCGAAGAGATTGTTGAGCACACCACATGAAAGTTGGTATCACCGGCACCCGGAAAGGTCCGACCGGCTTCCAGTTCACCGAACTGGTCCGGTACATCACCACCCGTCCCATCGAAGAGTTCCATCATGGCGACTGCGTAGGCGTCGATGTCGCCGCAGCCACCATCGCCCAATCGTGCGGCATTCATGTTGTCGGCCATCCACCGATTCTCACGAAAGCCCGAGCCAACTTCCGTTCCGATGAGGAACGTCCGAAACAGGATTACATCCAACGGAATCACAACATCGTGAACGCTGTCGATCTGATGCTCGTCGTGCCCGGCGAGGCACACGAACGCAGAAGGTCGGGTACCTGGGCGACATACAGGTACGCGGTACAGCAACGTCGCGAGATTGTGCTCATCGCAACCCGACGCGTTCCCGAAGGAGGCAAACTAATGGACGCTGACACGCTCGCGGAAATCAAACGGCGTTCCGCTCAGGCAGCACATGACGCGACTCAAGGCTACGACCTGCCCGGCTGGGCCGATGTCGACGCCCTGGTTGCTGAGGTGGAACGGCTCCGCGCTGCGCTCGACGAGATCGACCATCACACCTACGGGTGGACGTTCGGACTTGCGGCCACGATGGTCGACCGCATCCGTCTGACAGCCCGAGCCGCACTGGCGGGCAACCAATGAGCGCTATCCGTAAAGAACCGTGCAGTGCATGTCCGTACCGGCAAGACGTACCCAGCGGACTATGGGCACACAACGAGTACGAGAAGCTACGTCTCTACGACGCCCCCACCGGCCAACAGCCGATCGCGGCGTTCGCATGCCATGCAACGCCCGATCATTACTGTCACGGCTGGGCTGTCGTTCACAACAGTCGCGGCCACGAACACGAACTGCTCGCGTTACGCATGCGTAGCATCCATGACGTACCTGCCGCAGCGGTACCGCTCATGTTCTCCGGTAACGATGCCGCCGATCATGGGCAAGCCGACATCGACGATCCTTCACTCGATGCGGTCCATGCCATCGACAAACTTGTGCGTAAACATCCACGCCTGAAGCAACAGGAGGCCCAATGAAGGGCTGGTGGAACATGCACTGCTGGAACGCACTCTCCGCAGCCCAGCAACGACAACTCATCGACCACGGCAATCTGCCCATCGGCTACCAGCCCGAAGCGCAGAACGGTTGCACCAACCCCGCCGAAGTGATGATCGAACAGCAAGGAGACAAAGCTCCCGGTCCACGGTTCTACTGCCGCAAATGCGCCATCCTGCATCTGCGTGTAGGGCTCCGATGACAACCCTTCGGGCAATCATCGCAACCTGTTTCGTGGTGATCGGCTGCACGTCCGCTGGGTACGCCTGGGGACACTCCCGCAGCCACACCATCACAAAATCCGTTCCGGTTTACATCACGAAGGAGGCACCCACCACAACCACCGAACTCAAAGGACCGTCGTACCGTTGCATCGTTGACGGCTGGCCGATCATCATGGGTATCGAACAAGCAGCCCACAATCACCAATGCGAAAGGATCAGCTAATGGATTTGGAACAACTCGCTACAGACGCGGCTGATGTGAAAACGAAAGTGGAGTACGCCATCGCGGCGCACAACTCCGGTTCGCTCACACCGACCGATCTGCACTTGGCGCTCGACGCAGCGAACCTGCTCGTCGGTACCGTCGCGCAGATGTCAGCCGAACCGCAAGGTACGCCCGTACCCGACACGGGTGAGGGTGGCAGCACCGCAGGCACCGTCCCCGCACCCGCCGACGAGACTGCCGGCGAGGATGTGGAGGACGACAAGGCATGACGTTGGAAACTCCGACCCCAAAGGAACGGAAACCTGCGGGGTCGGGTTCCAACCTGCGCTACAACGCACGTCGGCGGGAACATATGCGCAAAGTGCGCGCCGATCCGAAACGTCGTGCGCTGGAACGACTCGCGGAGAACCTGCATAACGAAGTTGTCCGCGAAATGATCTTGCGGCACAAGGACGAGTACCGCACGTTGCTGAACGAGCGACGTGTCGAACACGGACTGAAACCCGTACGGTTCCGTAAGAAGCTCGCCGATCCGGCCGACGCGTTACGCACCCGGCAGAAGAAAGAGAAAGTACCGGACCCGGTACCGGAACGGCAGAAAGCATGTCCGCACAACCAAGGACTTACCAAACTCAGCTACGGAACATTCTGCAGCGAGTGCGGTAAGCGCATCAGATAAGGGAGAGCATCCAAATGTCCGAACCCATCAAGCCGAGGGCTGGCAGTACCCGAGCGATTCTGCTGTCACACCTTCACTACTTCAACGAGCGCCGCACCGTCAGCGACGTGATGCGAATGCTGCGCGACAATCACGGCAAGTACATCGGGCACAGCGGCGTACGCGCCGCGCTCGATCGCATGCAAGCCGACGGTGTGCTGCAACAGACCTACCAGTGGAAAGGCTCAACGCTCCGGCAGCATTGGGAAGTCGCGACCGCCACGGTGACCGTGTGAGCTACGTCCTCCTTGTGTCGAACTCGAACTCGCAAGCGCAAGTGTTCGGCACCCCGACCGGACAGGCGTACACCACTGAGGAATCCGCAGTGCGCGCGTCGAAACGATTCCGGCGCAAGTTCCCGCGACTCGACGTGCTCGTGATGCCCGTCTCCGAAATCCCTACGGGGGCGCTCGTCGGTAGCTGACCTGCATGGCCGATGGTTGGTTGGCGGGTGGCCTAAGGTAAGCCAACCAACCAACCACGGCCTCAGGGGGTCTGACATGGGCATTCCGGCAAAAGGTCGCGGCTCGGCCAAAGGTCACGGCACCAGCACCGTCAAGAAGGGTGTCCCGCAACCGTCGAAGGGCGGCGCGTACAACCCGTCGATGGCGCGGACCAACAAGGCGAACCGCCCCCACTGACCTGCCACACTGGCAGCAACAGAACTGAGAGGGGCTGCGGGTGCCGAAGGACGATATCGCCTGGGCCGTCGAGTGCATCGACAAGATGCGCGACACCTACGAAACGTGCCAGGCGTACTACGACGGCGACCAGCCCCTCCTGTTCGCGACCGAGAAGTTCCGCAACGCGTTCGGGACACTGTTCACCGAGTTCTCCGACAATCTCTGCCCCACCGTCGTTGAGGCACTCTCCGACAGGCTGAAAGTCACCGGCTGGGACGGTGACAGCGCCAAACAGGTCCAGAAGTTTTGGGACAAGTGGCGACTCGATCGGGTGCAAAGCCAAGTGCATCGCACATCCCCCATGAAAGGCGACGCGTACGTTCTCGTCTGGCCGAACAAAGACAACGAGCCGAAGTTCTGGCCGCACGAACCCGATCAGGTATGCGTCGACTACGACGACGAAGACGACCCTTCCGTCATCCTCAAAGCCGGGAAGGTTTGGCAAGACGACGACGAACATTTCCGCTGCACGCTCTACTACGACGATCATGTCGAGAAGTACCGCACCATCGGTCCCGAAAAAAGTGGAGCAGCACCAGCGAAGGTGTACCGCTGGACCACCATCGGCGAACTCGACAATCCGTGGGAACGCGTACCAATGTTCCACTTCGGCAACGGTGCCGAGATCGGCTGCATGGGCGTATCACGACTGAAAGACGTGATGCCCGTACAAGACGCGCTGAACAAAAGCGTCCTCGACTTGCTCGTCGCGATGGAGTTCGTCGCGATGCCGCAGCGTTACGCGACCGGCCTGCAAGTCGAAGTAGACGAAGACACCGGCAAACCGAAAAGTCCGCCGTTCACTCCCGGCGTCGACCGTATCTGGACCGCTGCGGGCGACGTGAAGTTCGGCGAGTTCTCCCAAGCGACCCTCACGCAGTTCGTGGAAGTGCAGAACTCGCTACGCCTCGAAATGGCACGCATCTCGGGAACGCCACCCCACTTCCTGTCGCTAGAAGACCGCATGCCGTCCGGGGAAGCGTTGAAAGTCTCCGAAGGCCGGCTCATCAAGAAGATCGAATCGTCGCAAACGACGTTCACTCCGGTATGGATCGAAATGATGGTGTTCGCAGCGTCGATCGAGTCCGCGACCATCGACCCGGACAAAATCACGCCGATATGGGCTCCCGGCTCCCCGCACAATCCGCTGTTGGACGCCGAAACGCAGTTGGTGAAACATCAGGTCGGCGTATCGAAGAAACAGAACCTGCGGGAGCTCGGCTACTCCGAAGAACAGATCGAGCAGATGCAAAAAGACAACGAGGAAGAGGCAGCGGCCGCAATGGCAGCACAGCCCCAACTTCTCGGTCCTGACGGGAAGCCAGTCACGCCACTCGATCCGTCAGGGAAGCCCACCGCGTTCAACCGGAACGGTGCAGCCGGTCAGCCATCGAAGGCAGCACCGCAGCAGCAGAACATGGCGATCAAGCCACCGAAACCTGTTGCCGGTCGCGGTCAGTACGCCGAGGGGTAACGCCCGGTATCACCTTCCGCGTCACGACGCTGTATATGCTCAGACGCCAGTGACACGTTCCCAAGGCGGAAAGGTGACAACATGGGCGCAGGCCAAGGTGCCGAAGAACTCGACGACGACGACACTGGCGACAACGACGACACCGGAGAAGGTGGCGACGAGTTCGGTGACAGTTTCGACGCCGAACGAGCGAAGACAACGATCCTCGCGCAACGCGAAGCCGAGAAGAAAGCCCGGAAGGAACTGCGCACCGAGCGCAAAGCCCGACAGGACTTGGAAACCCGGTTGAAGCAACTCGAGGATTCAGGCAAGGAACCGGACGAGAAGCTCGCCCAGGAAGTGCAGGACTTTCGGAATCGTGCCGAGAAGGCCGAAGCCCGAGTTCGCAAGGCGACACTCCGAGAATCCGCCATCAGTGAAGCAGCCAAGCTCCGGTTCACGAACCCGGCGCTCGCGGCTCGCCTCATCGACGTGGACGAAGTTGAGTGGGACGGTGACGAACCATCCAACGTCAAGGAGTTGCTGCGCGAGGTGCTGCGCGACAATCCCTCGTTGAAAGCGCGTACATCAACCGAAGACGACGAGGACGAAGGTGCCGATGGTGGCGCCGGTCGTCGCGGACGTTCGGGAGGTGGGCGCACCATGAACGACATGATCCGGGGCGCGCTCGTCCGATAGGCGCGGCGCAGCGACTACTTAGGGAGTAACAGGCGATGGCCTACAACAACATCATCAGCCGGTCGAAGGCCCAAGCCCTCATTCCCGAGGACGTGGCCGCTGACGTCATCACGAAAGTCACGCAGGAATCCGCTGCGCTGACCATGTTTCGGAAGGTGCCTGTCGCGCAGACGCAGCAACGCATCCCCGTCCTGGCGGCGCTCCCGACCGCTTACTGGCTGACCGGCGACACCGGCCAGAAGCAGACCACAGAAATCGCGTGGTCCAACAAGTACCTGAACATCGAAGAGTTGGCCTGCATCGTTCCGATTCCCGAGAACGTGCTCGACGACACCAGCTACGACGTGTGGGGCGAAGTGAAGCCGCTCGTCGTCGAAGCTATCGGTCGTGCGTTCGACGCGGCCGTGTTCTTCGGCACCAACGCTCCCGGCTCGTTTCCGACATACATTCAGTCGGCTGCGTCCGCTGCGGGCAACACGATCACCGAAGGTTCGACGCAAGCCAACGGTGGTTTCCACAACGACGTGGACCTGACACTCGCGATGATCGAAGCTGACGGTTTCGACGCGAGCGGTTTCGTTGCTGCCCGCAGCACGAAAGCGAAACTCCGTCAGGCACGCGCAACGACCGGCCAGCGTCTCGGCACCGGCGACGACACGGCAGGTGGGGTCAGTCCCGACCTCGGGAACTATCTCGGCATGGACATCGCGTACCCGATGCGCGGCATGTTCCCAGCCGGTGGTGGTGCCGGAACGAACGTGCGGATGTTCACCGGCGACTTCACGCAGTACGTCACCGGCATCCGTAAGGACATCAGCTACAAGCTGCTGACCGAAGCGGTCATCCAAGACAACCTCGGCAACATCGTCTACAACCTTGCCCAGCAGGACATGGTTGCGCTCCGAGTGACTTTCCGCGCCGGGTGGCAAGTCGCGAACATCATCAACTACGACAACACGAACGACACGACCCGGTACCCCGTCAGCACGCTGCTGTTCTGAGCGTCAGCGTCCCGACCACCCACGAGAAAAGGAACAAGGTCATGGCAAAGATTCTCTTGGCGGTTGCGCGCTGGATCACCGACAAGCTCGCAGACTCGCTCCGACCCACTCCCGCATGGGCGATGCCGTTGCCTCCGGCACGTCCTCCGGGGACCGGCGACATGGAACGTGCAGAGGTGCCGCTCGCAGCGGTTGGTACCGCGAACGCGTCGTTGACGACGCAAGGGCCAATCTCTGATCGTGTTGCATACCTGACTGCCGCCCGTTACAACCCGAACGGTGCTGCCGCCGCGTCCGGTACGAACTTCCGAACATGGTCGGTCGTTGCGAACCTGACCCGTGCGATCACGGACGGTTGCATCGTCGACCCGGCGAACGCGCTCGGCCCGTGGAACGTCGCGACGGTCTACACGGCAGGCAAATGGGTTGTGCTCAACAACCTGATGTACGTCTGCACGGTCGGCGTCACGGGCGGTACCGGACCCGGTTTGGATACCGGCCACTGGCAGCAGATCGCTGCTGCGGGACTGAACTTCGTCAACACGTTGTCGACCGCGTTCGATGCGGACGATCTCGGACGGGCGATCAGCGATGCCGGCAACACGAACATTCCGGCATCGACCCGACTCGGGTTCGCTCCGATCACCGGGCAGGCACAGTCGGCAACTGCGCCGATCACGCAGCCGGTCGCAGGGGCGGGGCAAGCGATCGTCGTGTCCGGTATCGCGACAGCGTTGCCGCTCTGCGATGCGTCGGGTGCGCAGGTGGCCGGTACCGCGGTCGTTGGTCGCACAGTGACGGTCGGGTCGGTGCGTACCCTCGCATCGTTCGCGACGACAGCGGTTTCGCTCGCAGCGAACGTCGAGCAGGACCTGGTGCTGTCCGGCACCGACACGAAGATTTACCAGGGTGAAGTCATCACAGTGACTTCGGTGTTCACCGCAGCCGGTGTCGCTGACCCCGGTGGGATGATGCAGTTGGAGATGACCGCCTTCGGTGAAGGCACCGACTGAACCAACGGATGACCTGCCCTCGGTCGGTCGGTTGCTCCCGGCCGGGGGTCAGGTCGTTGGTTGGTATCACTGCTAGGGCAACCAACCAACCAACCTGAACCGAATCAAGGAGAGCGAACGTGGGAACCGAAATCCAGACACAAGACATTCATCCCAGCCAGGACGGTCCCGTCGCAGACCCGGACGCCGCACCGAAGATCGCAGACGAAGGCACCGGCGCAACGGTCGGTACGGGCGGCTCCGGCGACGAAGCTGCCGCGTTCGCGACCGAACACGCCAAGAGTGTCATCGCATCAGACGAAGGGTTCCTGGGTCATAATCCTGACCCCCTACCGAACGAGGCGTACACGCTCCCCGGCCAGATCGCCGCTCGCGGCGAAGTGGCGAGTTCCTCGGACGTGGACGCCGAGGCTGCGCCGGAGGGCGAAACCGCGTAAGCTCGTCACGGTTGAGGGGGTTGCGAGGAAGGAAGGGTCGCCCGGCGATGCGGGTGGCCCTTCCTCTTTGTGTCCACGAATACTTGTACGGTGTAAGGCATGGACCCGGTTGTCGCAGAGGCCCGCTTGAAGTCAATGGTCGCATGGTCCACGGACCCGACTCTCAGCCAAGGCGACATCACCACCCTGCTGACCGCATCCCAACGTGCGGACAGCACCGGCAAATCGCCAGGCGATGCCGGGTACGTCCCGACATACGCGCTCGATTGGGCTGCGCGCGAAGCGTGGACCTGGAAAGCAGGCTCATGCGCCGATCGTTACAGGGTCGTCGGTGACGGCACCGAACTGGAACGCAATCAGGTGTTCCAACACTGCGAACGCATGTTCACGTTGTACGACAAGCGGTATCTCTCGACTGCGGGCGCTGGTGGCGGATTCCAGAACGTACGCTCCCGTGGCGCCACACTGGAAGATCGGCTCGGGCAGTGGAGCGCGATCCCCTGGTGGTGGGAACTGAGCGGAAACTGATATGCCCAACAACGACACCCCATTCGTGGAGCTCCCGCAGCCGCCGCGCTCGTTCGCGCAACCGCCGAACGAAGCGGACCTGCGTGGTAACGACTTCGCCCGGTCGGTCGGTGACGACGAATACGTGCGTGCGACCGCCTACCGGGATCACATTTTCGCGACGAGTACAGCGAAAGCGAACGCGCTCGCGAAGTTGGCCGGCGACCCGGCCGCGTACCGTTCGTTGCAGCACAAGACGTTGCCGCTCACGAAAGCCGCGCCGCCGTACCTGGATTCCAAGTGACACTCCAGGCCGAGATCGCAAAAGCTGCTACTGACGCTGCGGGCTTCTTGCTGCTCGACGGCAACATTCGCCGTTACGCCCAAGCCGAAGACAGTTTCGGTGGCAGCGTCGAGTCATGGATCGCTGATCCGAGTGGCGTGAAGTTCCGCACGTTCCAACTGCTCCCAGATCAGCCGGGGCAGACCGGACTCGAGTTGCGTCCGCAGAACGATCGCATCGGCCTGACATACGACATCGGGATCACGATCCACATCAAGGATCGTGTACTCATCGGTGCCGACAACTACGAGGCGTTGTCGATCAACGAGGTCGGGGATTGGGGACTCGTCAATCATGCCGAGTGCGTGTTCGTCGATCAGCCGTACAGCGTGCTCGTCGGTGGCAACACGACCGTTCAACCCGTTCACGGCCTCCCCGAAGACAGCTTCGACTTCTTCCGTGCCGGGCCAATGGTCCCTGGGGTCGGGCACAGCCATCGACGCATCCCCGGCAAGTGGCGTGTCCTGTATGTAGCTGTCAGCGCGAACACGGCACCGTCCGGTGGGACCGACACGTTCGACGTGCTCGTCAATGGCAACACCATCTTCACGACCGTCCCGAAACCGTTCCTGGCTGCGGGAGTGACTCGCTCGGTATCGGCCACACCCGATATCTTCACGCTCAACGACAGCGACGACATGAAAGTCTCGACTGTGGGGATTGCCTCCACTGCAAGTTCGGACGTGACGGTCCAAGTCGTCGCAGTTCCGCTCACCTAAGCTGATTCCACTCGACGAAGGGGCAACGGCGATGCCGATGCAAACATGGGTTTCGCATATCGGCGGTCCCGGCCCCGGTGTCGCTGGCACCCCACTCGCGAACAGCACGACGGAGACTGATATCTCCCCGCCCGGTCAGGGTTCAACGCCCGGCATCGTGGTTCCGGCGAACATGCTGAACTACATCGGTGCGAAGCTGCGGATCACCGCGTTCGGTGTGTTCTCCACGACCGCTACCCCGACACTGAAACTTTCGCTCTACCCGAACGCTGTCGCTGGAGCGAACGCGCTCACGACGACGGGTGCGGTCACGACCGCGAACACGGTGACGAACGTGCCGTGGCGGCTGCACTGGGAAGGTGTCATCCGTTCGATCGGCACGGGCGGCACGATCATCGGTTCGGGGTTCTGCGTGCTCGGTACCGCAGTCGCAGCGGCGACCTTCTTGCCGATCCCGAACACGGCGATCGCGACGACAGCGATCAACACGACGCAGAACAACAACATGACGGTCGCGGCGCAGTGGGGCACCCCGTCCGCATCGAATACGATCACCTGCCACGACCTATCGGTTCTCTCGATCGCGTAGGCACCACGACCCTGAAATGAACGCAGAAGGCACCGCTCAATCCTGACGATCAGAGGGAGAAAGAAATGGCTCGTTACTCAGCGGCAGTGGAATCTCAGGCTGCGCAGCTTGCAGGCTTGCCGGTCACCACGACGTTCAACGGCTATTTCGCCGCGATCGTTGCGGGAGCGGCAGCGAACTTCAAGCTGCGTCGAATCATGCTCGGCGTACGCGCCGGTGCTTCGGTTCCGACCTCGCAACAGATGACGGTGCAAGTTCACCGCCAGACTGTTCGTGTTGCCGGTACCGGCTTCTCGACGAACACGGGGACGAACCTCGATCCGCGCGGCGCACCGTCCGTCATTCAGGGCATCGACTACACGACCGCTGCAACGGCCGGTACGACAGGCCCGACGTTGACGGGTGCGATCACCGCACCGTTCTTCAAGCTGCCGTCGTTCAACACGCAGTCAGGGTTGGACATCCCCGCCGAGTTCTTGGAAGAAGTCATGTGCGACCAGGGCACGGCGAACGGTCTCGCGTTCGTGAACGTCGGGAACGCACTCCCGGCCTCGCATCTCTTCACGCTCTCCTTGGAGTGGGAGGAATAAGCGCGGCTGAACCGATCGAGGGCTGGCGGTTAGGGTCTGGCCCCGACCGTCAGCCCTTAGTCGTTACAGGAGGCCGTGATGGGGGCATTCCCCAAAGAGACGAATGTAGGGCTCGGCACGATCATCCTGTACGCCAAGCTCGCGAAGACGCAGCCGACCGGCTTCGCGAACGCGGCCTTGCAATGGATTCTCATCAAGAACGCTGGCATCGAATCGCCCGACATTCTCGCCCGGTACGCGACCACAGCGGCGCTACTCGCTGGTGCGAGCGACGAAGCCGGATTCACCGGCTATGGCCGACTGACTGTCTCGACCGGCAACATCACCTTGACGGTCGACAACGCGCTCGACACGTCGACGCTCACTGTCGCCACGAACCCGACATGGACGCCGGCTGCGGCCGAGTTGGAAGCAGCGATCATGTTGCATTTCAACCCGGATACCACCGCAGGCACCAACGACGCGGTGTGCATTCCACTGTTCATAGATGCGTGTCCGGGCACCACCGATGCTGGCGGTTCGCCGTTCACGTATTCGATCCCGACGACCGGCCTCTCGACATGCGCGATGGGATGATCCGTGCCCGGCAAGCGGTACTTGCTTCCAAATGGTGACACTGATCTCACCCGTCACGAAGGTCCGCTCAGTGCGCGCCGTGATCTGTGGCGTTACCTGACCGGGGCTGCGGGAGATACGAGCAGCGGTCTGCTCTCCTGGGATTTGGTGAAGAAGTTCGATGTCGTGGCAGGCACGCTGCCCGGACAAATCGGCGGCATCACGACCTACACGACAGCCACTTCCACGACGGGCTATAAGCGCACCGTCGAGCTGGGAGGAACGGGCGACAAGTGGACGGCACTGTCGATCTTGCCGCCCGGTCTCGACAATCGTGTACCGACCCCACACATCGTGTTCTTGCACGGCGCGCAAGCCGACGAAGATAACGGCATCTTCGGCGGCGGCTTCACTGCGCATACTGGCCCGATGGCAATGGTCGACGACTGGCTCGATCGCGGGTGGGGTGTCATCTCCTTGCGTGAAGGTTCCGCAGCCGGTGGTGGCGCATCCTCAGACTTGTGGGCGAACAACGCGTGCCGGATGGCGATGGTCGACGTACTGAACGCTTACGTTGCCTTGTTCCGTCAGCACGATCATGGGATGCCGGTGTACGGCGAGTCGATGGGCGGCATGATGGCCGTCAACTTGGCGGTGCAAGCGAAACTGACGGGAGCGTTCAACCTGTCGTCGTTGGTGCTGATCGACCCGGCGATCAACGCGCAGTACGTCTACTCGATCTACGGACCTCACCCGGCTTTCCACCCGCTCGGTGATGCGTTCGCTGCGGCGTACGGACTGACCGCATTGGCGAGCAGCGCCGCTGCGCTGGCATGGGTGCCGGACGCGACGTGGGCCACGAAAGTCGAGACGGGTAACGGTGCGGGCAGTGGTCCCGGTCACGATCCGATGACGGTCGGCGTGTCGGACATCATCGCAACGCCATACCACGGACGGATGCCCATGTACGTTCTGCACTCGTCGTCGGATGCGGTAGTCGACGAAGGCCCGAACGGTCAGTCGTTCGCAACGCATCTTCGTGCGAACGGTTGGACTGCTACCGATCTCACGGAAGTGTCAACCAACCGTGGACACCTTGATCCGGCTCACTTCATTCCGTCAACGCAGACTGGTTTCATGCTGACCTGGCTGGCGGCATGACGGATGACGTACGGCAACCTCGACGCTGGAAATATCTGCCGCGGTCACGTCGCGGGCGGATAATCGCACCGCCGTTCACACGATTCGCTTCGGTTGCTCAGGCGGCTTCTCCGGGCAATACGAGCAACCCGTCCGGGGTGCCTGTCACTGCGAACGCGCTCGCGATCGTTTACCTGTTCTCCGACGTTGACACGGCGCCGTACTTTTTCCTGCACGCCGGTCCCGGCACGGTCACCACCCAAGATGGCGAAACGATCGCCGCGAACAGCGACGGCGGCTACCTGTACGGCGACGGCGCAGCCCGTGTCGACGGAAGCTGCACAACGAACTCGACCGTCTTCGTCGGGAACGCTGCGGCAGTAGCGACCGACGTTGGCCGGAAAGTGACCGGCACCAACATTCCGGCAGGCGCGTACGTCGTGTCGGTGAGTGCCGGTGTTTCGTGGACCCTGAACACGGCCGCGACAGGTACCGCATCGGGTCTCACGATGACGTCGACCAGCATCGGCCCCGACAAGGCGATCGCGCTGACCGGCCAGCACGTCTACCGCTGGTCCGTCTACATCGACGCAGTAAGCGCCGCAACAACACTGACTGTCACCGCCAGTTCGACGCTCGGCCCGAACAGCCGACGCATGCAAATCAAGATCGTCACGCCCGGTATCGGGAAGTCGATCCCCCGCGCACGCATCGGACGCCTCACCTACGACCCGGCCAACATCACCGGCTGGACTGCGGGCTCCGGCGATCAGACATTCAGCGGCATCCCATCGAAAACACTCGAGACGCTGTACGAGATCGCCGCGAACATCGGTTCGTCCGGTCCGACCGTCACCGCGGTCATCGCTGCCGATGAGACCGCCCAAATACCCGTCAACACGATGCAGGGCACCGGCACCTACCACTCGTTCTCCGGGCTGTATGGGCCGAGTGCAGGACCGTCAACGGCCGCTATTCACTCGTCAGGTTTGTGGGGCACACCGAACGGGGTGATGCTCGGCGTCTACCTCGTCGACTCACCGCCCGGCATTCCTGGTACCGGCACCCATGAGATCGACCGCCCGCACGGCGCGAACACCATTCACGGTTCGCCGGCTCGCGAGTTCGACACCCCGCAGATGGGCGACTATCTCGTCGTTCCGGGCGAGACACACCTGCAAGGCCCGACACCAGGACGGGCGTACTGGCTCGTCGCATTGACCATCGACGTGATGTTCCTCGACAGCGCCGACGCGGGCGACGTTCGGTTTGAGCTACGGCAAGGCGGGAGGGTGCTGTTCCAGTCGTCGTGGACGGCGCTGACGGGAACGCTCACCACACTGTCGCTTGCCACTGTCGGCACGGTCACCGATCCGAACAATCTGCGCGCCCATTGGGATTGGCGTCGCCTGACCGCGAATCATCTACGACCGCATATCGCGAATGTCCAACTTCAGTTCGAATATCCGGTACGCGAGTTCGACCGACCGCACGGCACGTCACCAGGACCGGCACCGAACACCGTCACGCAGCGAGGCACACGTCGACTGCGCGCACTGCCACGCTCGCGGCGCGGACGTTCGTATCCCATCGTTCCGGCACAGTTGAGTCCGCCGTACCCGTTCGTTGAACGAGTGCAGCCCCGCCAACTGCGCGGGTTGACACGGCAGCGTCGTGGACGTTCATTCACGGTCACACCGCCGCAACTGAATCCGCCGTACCCGTTCGTTGAACGAGTGTTGCCCCGACGTTTGCGCGGGCTGCGGTTCCGTCGTGCGAAGTTCAACGAGGTCGTTCCCGTACAACTCCAGCCGCTGCCCCCGGTCACCGAGATCGCACAGTCACGCCGGTTGCGTGGAATGCGTGTACGTCGCGCGAAGCTGAACGAAGTCATTCCCGACCAGCTAGCTCCGGTGCAATATCAGCCGCAACCGCGACGGGTGCGGGGAATGCGTGTCCGTCGCGGGAAGTCGAACGAGGTTGTCCCGCCGCAACTGAATCCGCCGTACCCGTTCTCCGAACTGACGCAACCGCGACGTGTTCGTGGGATGCGCGTACGTCGAGGACGACTGATCGAAGTGGTTCCGGCGCAAGAGACCGGGATTCCGAACCCTGCGTTCACTACGAGTGTCGTGCAGCCCCGACGTCTTCGTGCGATGCGGGTACGTCGCGGCCGACTGTACGAACTGGTTCCCGCCCAACAGAATCCGCCGTACCCGTTCTCGGAGACCGCGCAGCCGCATCGTTTGCGCGGCCTGTTCCGGCAACGTCGAGGGAAGCTGTACGAAGTCGTTCCTGCACAACTGAACCCTCCGTTCCCGTTCTCCGAACTGGTGCAGCCACGACGCGTTCGACTGATGCGTGTACGTCGCAGCAAGCTCAACGAAGTCATCCCCGACCAGCAGGCACCTACCCCGAATCCGCCGTACACCACGAACGTCACGCAACCCCGCCAGCTTCGGGGCATGGCCCGCCAACGTCGCGGTCAAGCGTTCACGGTCACACCGCCGCAACTGAATCCGCCGTACCCGTTCAACCTGTCGCAGCAGTCGCGGCATCGGTACTGGATACTGCGCCGCAGCAGGCAAGCGAGAGTCGTACCGCCGCAGTTGAATCCTCCGATCGTGCTCGTCACTCGGCAGCCGCGACGGTTGCGTGGCCTGTTCCGTTGGCGCAAACGGTTCAATCAGGTCACACCGCCGCAAGAGATTCAGCCCACCCTTCCCAACGACTGGGAGACAGGGCCGTTCCCGTTCTAAAGGTTGGTTGGTGGGCCTACCTAGGGGGCCAACCAACCAACCAACAGCGACCAGCGGTACGCTCTGCGCATGACGGTAGTTATTACGGCCGATTGGAACAGCCAAATCCGGCAGTACCTCGGATCGCTCGATCAGGTAGTCAAGGTCGGCACGTTGGCCGCTGCCGAGAGCATCGCCGAAATAGCGCGCGACCTTGTGCAGAAAGACACCGGCTCGCTACACGACACCATCGACGTAGAGCAGACACCCCTCGGTGTCAGCATCAACGCCGGCAACACGACAGGCGGATACCGAGGCGGTTCGTTCCTCAATGAGCGCGCTGCGGGAACCCCCGTCGATTACGCACTCGACCAGGAGTACGGCCTGGCCGGGGTGGCGCACCCGTACATGACTCCGGCTGCGGAACAGGGCAGTTCGCTCGTAGAAACGATTGTCGGTGAAGCCATCCGCGAGGTATCGGGCGGGTGAGCACTGGCGACGAGGAACTGATCGCTGCAGCATGGATGACCGGCTGTCTGGAGAGCGACAGTGCCCTGATGGGTGCGCTGGGTTCGACGCGAGTGTGGGACGGTCCAGCACCGGATGGCACCGTGTACCCGATCCTTCGTATCGACTCGATGAGTCCTGGCGCGCAGATCGTTCGTGGGGTCGGAACCGTCGAAGTGATGACGAATCAACTGTGGCTGGTGCGGGCCGTGGATCAGGGAGCCACGTTCGCGCGACTCCAGATACCCGTACAGCGCATTCAGGCGCTGCTGCACGGTGTCACGGGCCTGACGGTCACCGGAGGTACGATCGAGGCGTGCGTGCGTGAGAACGCGTTCCGCCAGCAAATCGTCGATGGGGGCCGGGAGTTCCGTCACCTCGGCAGCATTTTCCGAATCCTCGTACAAGGCTCATAGGGGGCTACCGAAATGGCAGAACGCTCCGCAGTAACGCAGGTCATCCAGGTGGGGATCGAAACCACTGTCGGTACGTCTGTTGCCGCGATGAAGCGCATGGCAGCAATGGACATCGAGACGAAGATCGAAACCACCACCGATATGTTCCGGCCTGCGGGCTTCAAGTTCTCGACGGTCACGTCGGAGAACAAGGAGTGGACGACAGGTTCGATCAAGGGGCAGCCGACGTACAGCGAGATCGTCTGGCCGTTGTCGTCGGTCATCGTGACGCCTGCGGCGCCGACCGAGTTCCTCGACACTGCGATCCACACCGGCGTCTGGAAATGGATTTTTGAGCCGAACTCGACAACGCCCGACACGCTCAACACCTGGACGGTTGAGCAAGGTTCGTCGGTGCGTGCGCAGAAGTTCACGAACGGAATCGTCACCGACTTCAACTTGAACATCACGCGCGACAAGGCCGAGATGACCGGCAAGATGGTCGGTCAGTTGTTCACTGACGCGATCACATTGACGACCACGCGTGCCGACGCGGCAGCGAGTGCAACGTCGGGTAGCCCGACCGTGAACGACGCGGCCGCACTCCCGTCCGACGTGGGCAAGACCGTCACCGGCACGCAAGCGCCAGCGAACGCGATCATCGACAGCGTTGTCCCTGGTGTCAGTTTCCATATGGCGACCGTCGTGAACGGTGTCGTCACGGCAGCGAACGCACTTGGTACCGGCACGTTCACCGCGACGATCGGTGCGCCGCCGCAGATGCCGCTCATTCCGATCACGGCCGAGCAATGCACCGTCTACTTCGATCCGACGAGCGCCGCGTTGGGCACCACGAAACTCTCGCGCCTGTTCGACTTCAAGTTCGCGCTGACAGGACGTACCGGCCCGTTCTGGGTGGTGGACGCTTCCCTACCGTCGTTCGCGGGCACGACCGAGCTGGCCCCGAAGACGAACGTGAAAGTCACTGTCGAAGCCGACGCGAACGGTATGGCGCTCCTTCCGCTGCTGCGTTCAGGTACGACGTACTTCATGCGCCTGCTTGCGCAAGGTGCGACGCTTTACAGCGTCGGTGTCTACTCGGCCGGTGCAGCGTTGAAGTATCAGTACCAGCAGGACATGGCCGTGCAGGTGACAGCAGCGGGCGCGGTGCAGGACCACGAAGGCATCTATGCCATCGAGTTCGACCTGGAAGTGGTCCACGACCCGACGTGGGGCAAGGCGATTCACATCGAGGTGCAGAACCGACAGTTCGGTTTCTGACGCTCGCACTCCGGTAGCGTTAGCTCACTACCCTGAGCGACCGGAGGAATCATGGGCCTGAGCCTGAAAGACCTGCAACGTGACCAGCGCACGTTGGAAGTTTCGATCGGTGTCGGTGTCGACGAGAACGGCGGCGATCTGACCGAACTGTTGACGTTGGTGTACCGCCCGAGCGCGTACACGGGCCGCACCGAACGGGAACTGAACGAACTGCTGAAAGGCGATTGGAAGTCGCTGTTCGGTCTGGAGTTCGTGCGGCAGCTCGTCATCGAGTGGGACTTGCAAGGCGAAGACGGCGAGGTCTTCCCGCTCGCGATCGGTGACGACAATACGCCCGGCCTGCAAGACCTTCCGGCACCGTTCATCGGTGAGGTCATCACGGCGGTCGCGAACGACTTGGGAAAAGTCCGAGCACGTTAGGGCGGTTCCTCAGCCGGGACGGTATGGGCGAGTTCATGCCCGACTGGTATCCGCTGTTTGAGTCCGCAGCCGTCTTGCGGTGCCCGCCGTGGGAGCTTGCCGGATTCGCGTATGAGAACGCTGCGGAGGCGTGTATCTGCTGGCAGTGGTGGGCGCTCGATTACAAGACCGAAACTGAACGTGCGGGCATGAAGCGCAATCAGGCGATGGTCGCTGGGTTCGGTGTCCCCGGATAACCTTTGTCGAGGTTGGTTGGTTGGGGTATCCACCCGCCCTTCCCAACCAACCAACCTCACTCGGGAGAAGCGATGCCGCTGACGGTTGCGCAACTCAACATCATGGTTGAGGCCAACACGACGGCAGCGCAGCAGGCGCTCGCGCAGATCAACGCGCAGTTCCAGCAGCTTGCGCAGAACGCGACGAGTAGCGCCACCACCGAAGCGCAGGGGCAGGAGCAGGTCGTTGCCGCCCTCCAAGACGTGATGGGGGCGATCTCGTCGACGACGATGGCGGTACGCAACCTGGGGGCGACAACGACCGCGGTAGCGCAGGAGGAACAGGCAGCGAATCAGGCTGTCGCTTCTTCGATGGTCGGGATGGGCAGTGTCGGTTCCGGTGCGCTCATGTCGATCAACCAGGCGATGGTTGCGTCCGGGCAGTCCATCGGCCCGCTGAACGCCGGCGTGATGATGATCGCTACGAACTTGCGGCTGATTCCACCAGCGGCAAACGCGGCGCAGGGTGCGATCATGGGCCTGTCGGTTGCGCTGTCGGCGGTTGGCATTCTCGCGGCTGCGGTGGGTGCTCCTGCCCAGCAGGGACTCCAACAGTTGCAGAACGAGTTCAACAACGTCGGAGCGTCGGTACACGACTATCAGGACAAGCTCAACTCTGCTGTCGATCAGGCTGCGAAGTTCGGTCGTACCCAAGATCAGGTGTACCAGTCGCTCGCGATTCTCACCCGTGGTTTGAAAGACCCGGAGTTGGCGTTGGAACGCTTCGGCCTGGTGCAAGACCTCGCAGCAGTGAAAGGCGAGTCGCTGTCGGCTGCGGCGAACGATGTGGTCCGAGCGTTTGAGGGTTACGGACGTGGCCTGAAACAACTCGGTATCGACATGGTGTTCACGCATAACGCGCAAGCCGGTCTCGATTCCGCGAACCGGGCGTTGCAGAACTCGACCGATCAGGTAGCCGCAGCGCAGCAACGTCTCAACGATGCGGTCCAACGGCAGAACGACCGTATGGCGCAAGCGGCACTGGCGACAGATCAGGTCGCAGCAGCACAACAGCGGCTGAACGATGCGAACACCAGCTACGCCGAACTGTTGTTGCGTATCTCGGCCGAAGACAGGGTGCCGAAGATTTCTGCGACAACGCAGGCGCTCGACAATCTCGCGTCATCAACACAACGGTTGAGCGACATCGAGGCTCGGTACGCAGCGCAGGACGAAGCGCCATCGTTGACGCATCGGGCGCAAGCGATCGACAGTGTACGAGTCGCGCAGCAGCGACTGCTCGACGTGCAGGCCCGTGTCCGTGATGCGATGACGCTCACGGCTGTCGATCACGACGCTGCCGCCCAAGCTGCTGATCGGGTTGCGGAAGCGGAAGAACGGTTGGCGCTCGCGAGCGGGGGTGGAATCATCGCTGCGCAGAACGCGTTGCGGGCCGCGATCTCGCAGCAACGTCAAGAACTCGACCGGCTTCACGCGAAGGAACAGGAAAGCATCTCGCAGAAGCAGGAGCTCGCCAAAGCGAACCAGGATTTGGCGGTAGCGCAAGCCAAGGTCGTGACCGCCACCCAGCAGGATCGTGCCGACGCTGACACGAAGGCACTCGACCGTTCGCTCGCAATGCGCGATGCGCAGAATGCGATCACGCGTGCCGTGCAGAACTTGTCCGAGGCGAGGAAGAAAGATGCTGCCGAAGGAATCTTGGCGCAGATCACCCGCACCGAGCAGTTGCGTTCAGCGACCAATCAGGTACGCAACTCGGTGGAAGCTCTCGCCCAAGCTCGACGCAGCACGGAATCGCGTGCCATCGGTGGCGCTGCTGGTGGAATCTCGGTGGCTGCTGCGGAACGCTCGTTGGAGCATGCGAAGAAGGTGCAGGCCGAAGCCCTCGCGCACGTCAAGGACGCGAGAGAGAAACTAGAAGTGCAACTGCATCAGGGTGTTACCGCGATGGACAAGATGGCGGCAGCGACTCACGGTGCGGCGGGGGCAGCGGCGCAAGGATGGTCGGGTGCGTTGAACTCGATCAAGGCCCATTTCGTGAACTTCCTGGCCGACTTCGGTAACAGCGGTGGTCGGTTCCTGACGTTCGCGTTGCCGTTGTTCTTCGTCGCGAAACAACTGTCAGGACTGTTCGGTGGTGCTGCCGGAGCGGCAGGGGCGGCGGGTGGAGCAGCCGAGGAAGGTGGACTCGCTGCTGCTGTGGCCTCTACGGGCGAAGCGGCCGGGATTGCATTCGCACCCATAGCAGCGATCGTTGGCCTGGTCGCTGCTGCGGGTCTCATCATCTACGAGGCGTACCAGCATGTGAAACCGTTCCGCGACATCGTGGATGCTCTCGGTCGCGACATCGGCGGATTCTTCAGCGGCGCGATCCACAAGGTCACCGGCTTCCTGCACACACACAAGCAGGAATGGCACGATCTCGGCAAAGAGGTCAGCGCAGCGTGGGGATTCATCGAGCCGGTACTGCAAGGACTCGCGAATCTCGCGCTCCACATCCTGGGACCGGCGTTCACTGCCGCGACCGCGATCATCAAACTCGCGTTCGACATCATCAAGGGCATCGTGTCAACGGCGCTCGACATCATCCTCGGAGTGGTCGGTGTGTTCGTCGACCTCATCACCGGGAACTGGGGTCAGGCATGGGATGACATCAAGACCATGCTGTCTAACGTGCTCGATGATCTTTGGACGATGATTACCAGCACTCTCGGCGACATCCGCGACTTCATGTGGAACGCAGGCAAGTTCATGCTCGGTGCGCTCGCTGACGGTCTGACCGCAGCGTGGCACCTCGTTGGCGACTGGTTCATCGACTTGCCGAACAAGATTTGGGATGGGCTCCAATGGTTGTGGAGCAACGCCGGGACGTTCGCGACGGCTGGTTGGAACATGATGGTCGCGCTCGTTGGTGGGTTGATAGACCAACTCGGGCCGGGTATCTGGACGTTCTTCACCGACACGTTGCCGAACGCGATTTGGGATGCAGTCAAGTGGCTGTGGGATAACACGGACGGCGCGATGCTGTCGATTGGCAAGAACCTCGTGATCGGTATATGGAACGGTCTCGCGTCGATGGGGGGCTGGCTGTACGACAAGATCAGCGGCTGGGCCAGCGATGTCGTCGATTGGATCGGCAGCGGCTTCGGCATCTTCTCCCCATCGAAGATCACGCAGTACCACGGGCAGATGCTCGTCGAAGGGTTGGCGTTGGGTCTCGACTCCCACACCCACAAGGCGATCACTGCGGTACGAAATATGACCTCTGCAGTAGGCAATGAACTGTCGAGCGGCGGCAAGAAGTTGAACGTCGGAATCGGTGGCTTCGGTGGGGTCGGGACTGGCATACCTCACGGGCCTACCCTCGTGACCATGCACGTCAACGTGGAAGGCAACGTGTGGGCGACGAAAGACTTGGCTTCTGCGCTGCGCGACGAGTTCAACAAGCGCAACAAGACGAGCGGTAGCTCATTCCTGGTAGCTGACGGGCAGCGTCCGTGACACAAATCGCTCCGCAACCGTTCGGTGTTCCCGGCTTCAAACCGTTCCTGCAAGACGTACGACTGCCGACCGTTCCGCCGCCCCCGCTCTCGACCGGCCCAACGAAAGCGACATGGCGTGCCGTGCTGCGGGTCGGTCTGCAATCAGCCCCAACCGCCGACCCGCAAACGCTGTCTGACCTGACGCGGTACATCCGCGACGATGGCGGGCTGCGCATGAGTCGTGGACGGCAGGAAGACACACAACGATTCGACTCGGGCACGTTCACCTGCGCGTTGAGCAACCCTCTCGGTCGGTTCGATCCGGCGATAGACCCGAATGTGAAAGCCGAGAAGTTCGTTCAGTACCTGTTGGAGTATCCGTGGTTCCGGGAGTCGGGTCAGCCGGGCATCGTCCCTGACGGCGGGTTCGATAATCCGGCGTTGCCGAACTGGCATATCTCCAACGGTGGGGCCGGTGTAGACGCATCCGTGAACGACGTGTTCTACGATTCGCGTGGCCAGGCAGTCATATTTCTGGCTTTGAGTTCGGCTGGTGGTGGGCTGATATGCGATGCGTTCCCGGTGACGGCGGGGAAGTCGTATGCCGGTTCGGTACGCACGGTCCAAGCGTTGTCGAGTTTCACGACCGCCCGCCGCGCCACGGTGACCGTTCGGTTCTGGGCGAACAGCAACGGAACGGGCGCGAACCTACTGACCGGCATCTACAACTCCGATCCGATCTCGGCGTACAGCACTACGTTCCATAACGACAGCGGCTGGGTGCGTATCGGTATCGGCCCAATCATCGCCCCGCTGGGGGCGCAGTCAGCGACTATTGCATTGGAGTACGACAGCAGCGTCTCGGGGGAGCTGTACTACTGGGATTCGTGCATCTTCGATGAGGCAGCGTTTCAGGGGATCGTCCCGCAGTGGTCGGGGTACGCGGACGATTGGGCGCGCGATCAGAACGTGGGCGATTCGATCTGCACGCTGAACGCAACCGACGGATTCAAAGTGTTGGGCTACCCGACCTTGAACTCCAAGCTGTACTCGGACTTCATTCGTTCGACGCTCCCGACGCATTACTTCCGACTGTCAGAACATGGCACCAACAACATCCCGACGAAGTTCGTCGATTCGATCACCGGCAACAACGAAGCGCACTCGACTATCGACGCTGGCGTCGGGCCGCTCTACAACGTGCCGGGCGCAGCGATCACCGA